CCGAATAAAAATAATAACAAGGAAAACGAATGGATCCAGGAACATTGTTTGCTGCAGCGACAGTTGCGTACAAGGGAGTAAAGACTGCTATAAGAGTTGGCAGAGATATTGAAGATACATGGAGTCAGTTAAAAACTTGGGCGACTCACATAACAGATTTAAAAGAAAAGGTTTCACAAGCTGAAGAAGCTAAACCAAGTTTATTTAGTAAAGCAGGATTAAAAGGTGATGCAGCACAAGCTCTGGATGTTGCGTTATACAAAAGAAAAATATATGAGCAAGAAAAAGAATTAAGAGAACTTCTTATTTACAAAGCTCCATCTGGGGTATGGGAAGATTTCTGTAAAGAAAGACGCAGAATAAAAGAGATGCGTGAACAAGAGATATATCGTAGAGAAAGAATGAAACAAAACTTAATACGAGTGGCGAAAGATACTGCACTTGTAGGTGGTTTAGTTTTATTTACTTCTTATATTATTTATCTACTTGTTAGTATGATTAATAATGCATAGGAGAATAAATGCCATTACCAACATTACTTGCACCTTTACTCTCTAAGGGTTTAGATGTTATAGCTGGAGCAGTTGCAGTAAAAGGAAAGAAAGCTGTAGAGAATCTTATAGGTATGCCAATTCCAGATAATCCTTCTGATGAACAGGCGACAGAGTTAAGAATAAGAATGATGGAACATGAAGAGAAACTCATAGAGTTGGCTCAACAAGAAAAGAAGATGGATCTAGAAGAAATGAAGATGGTCTTTGATGATAAGGATTCTGCTAGAGAAAGAGAATCGCAGATAGCGACATCTGAGAAAGCACCTTACTTAAATAAGATCATAACTCCAGTTCTTGCTATAGGTTCACTCCTCTTTGCTTTTCTTTTAGTAGGAGTAATGGTAATGCTAGAGGTAGATGATTCTAGTAAAGATATTTTAGTCTATGCATTAGGATTTGCAAGTTCAGCTGCAACTCAGGTACTCAGTTATTACTTCGGTGCTAGTGATGGAAACAAACCTAAATTTGGAGGGAAGCCATGAGTTTATCAGATGAGCAATGGGAGTTTGGAAAAGACATAGGAAAGTTAATTCTGTATGCAGAAGAGAATGGTTTTAAGTTAACCTTCGGAGAAGCATATAGGACTGTCCAACAACAAAAGATATATGTTAAAACTGGTAGAAGTAAAACTATGAGAAGTAAACATATGAAGAGATGTGCTATGGACTTTAATGTATTTGTAGATGGAAAGTTAACTTGGGATAAAGAAGTTATCAGACCATTAGGTACATATTGGGAAAGTCTTAACGCAAAGAATAGGTGGGGTGGTAATTTTAAATCATTTATTGATGTACCACACTTCGAAAGAAATGTCTAAGAAGATGACCTCAAGGGAGGTAATTAAATCTGCCTTCCCTGATATGACTTTACTGCCAGAAGAATATGACAATGCTTTAGTAGGTGTTGTTAGTTCAGGTAAAGTTTCAACTTGTGCTTGTTATTCTAAATTTAAATTATTAGAGATTATCAGAAAGCAAATGAATCCTTCCGAATCAAATAACTTTCTTGATTTTTGTGTTGAGCATTCATGGCCAAAGGATATTTATTTTTTAGAATGTTGTATAACTTAGGGAGCACCAAAGCAACTTAAGTTGTAACTTGGGAGGGAACACTAAGAAGTCCTGCTCCCTTTTTTTAGGAATCAAATGCTATATATATTATTGGGTGCATGGTTTATGTTTATTGTTATGTGCCTTCTTATTTTATTATTCATTAAGGAGATGTAATGGCTAGAGTTGATAAAAAGAAAATGCCATGCAACAAACCAAAAAGAACTCCAAACCATAAAACCAAATCTCACATAGTAAAAGCATGTGAAGGTGGAAAAGAAAAGATTCTTCGTTTTGGACAACAAGGTAAAAAAGTTGGAACATTATCAGGTACTGCGGGTAAAGCTAAAAAAGGTGAATCCAAACGTATGAAAGCTAAACGTAAGTCTTTTGTAGCAAGACATGGCCCTAATATCAAAAAAGGTAAAATGTCTAGAGCTTATTGGGCTAATGAAGTTAAATGGTAGGGATATGGAAGAAGAGAAAAAATTAACAATGAGTCGCTTATTAAAGCAGGATCAAATCTTTTTAGAGATGGTAAAAGATTCAGCAGTTAATAATGCCTTTGATAAAAAAGTTAAAGAGTGTGACGATGCATTATTACTTACACTTCAAAGTTTAATTAATAAAGTTTATCAATATCAAAAAGAAATTAAATCACTCTTAGAACAAAAACATAGAGTTGAGATTGAATTAGAAAGCTATAAAAGGAAAGACAAGGAGGTACTACATTGGCAACAAGGTACAAAAGAAAACACCAAGACGATGTAAGAGAAAAGATACAAGCATCACAATTGGTAAATAGACTTACTGATCATGTACATGGTAGATGCACAATGGATTCATCTCAAGTTAGAGCAGCAGACATTCTTCTTAAAAAAGTTTGTCCAGATTTATCAGACATGAAGATGGATATGACAGGAAACAATGTTACATTTAATTTAACCTTACATGAAGGTGATGAGAATTCAGAGAGCGAGTACGAAGATAGAGAGGATTAATGAATATTAATTATAAGCCACCTGGAAAGGTAGCTGCTAAATTTCATAAATCAGATGCATTCGTTAGAGGATTAATGGGGCCTGTGGGTTCTGGTAAATCTAGTTCCTGCTGTGTAGAGTTACTCAGTAGAGCACTAAGACAGAAACCATACAATGGAGTTAGAAGAACAAGAGCCGTAGTCATTCGTAATACATATCCAGAATTAAAATCAACAACAATTAAAACTTGGCAAAGTTGGTTTCCTGAAAGTATGTGTTCATTTAAATATGATGCACCGATTACAGCAACAATAAAATTACCTGACATTGGAGATGGTACTTCTTTAGAAATGGAAGTATGGTTTCTTGCGTTAGACAGAAGTACAGAAACAGGAAAGTTAAGATCATTAGAAATATCTTTTGCTTGGATAAACGAAGCATCAGAAGTTCCAAAAGAAATCTTTGATATGTTAACTCAAAGGGTTGGTAGATTTCCTCCGAAGAGAGAAGGAGGCCCTACATTTACCGGGGTGATATTAGATACTAACTGTCCTGATGATGATAACTGGTATTACAAGTTAGCTGAAGAAGATAGACCAGAGTCTTGGGATTTCTTTAGACAACCTGGTGGATTATTAAAAACAGACGAAGAAACATATGAACCTAATCCAGATGCAGAGAATGTTCTTAATCTACCAAATGGATATTCGTATTATTTAAATCAAATAGATGGTAAGACAGATGATTGGATAAATGTATTTGTCTTAGCGAATTATGGAACAACAGCAGATGGTAAACCAGTCTATCCAGAATGGAAAGATAAAGTTCATGCTAGTAGTGAAGAGATAGAACCTATTACTGGTAGAAGTATTATTATAGGTTGGGATTTCGGATTAACTCCAGCGGCAGTAGTTTGTCAAATGAGTGCTAGAGGTCAATTGATAATACTAGAAGAGTTCATTGCTGAAGACATGGGTATTAGAGAGTTTGCAGCTGATGTTGTTAAACCAACACTAATAGATAAATATAGTAACTGTAGATGGGTTTCAGTAGGAGATCCAGCTGGTTCAAGTAGAGCTCAAACAGATACTAGAACTTGTTTCCAAGAATTATTTGAAATAGGTATTGCAACAGAACCAGCAGATACAAATGACTTTCTTCCTAGAAGAGAATCAGTAGCATTCTTTATGAATCGTATGGTAGATGGTGGAGCAGGTTTCATATTGAATCCAAGTTGCAATATGTTGAGAAAAGGTTTTAATGGGAGATACAGATATCAAAGATTGCAGTTAGCTGGTACAGCTAGATATAAAGATAGACCTGTTAAAGATATTTATTCACACATACAAGATGCACTTCAATATGCTTGTCTAAGAATGAGGGCAGGAAGTGAAAGAACCAAAGTTAGGAAAGTAGTAAATAAAAGTGCAAGAGGTTGGACATAAAATATGAAAATAGAAAGACCACCAGTAGAAGTCGATATAAATGTAGAAGACACTCAAGAGCCAAATGACTATCTTGATTCTGCATTAGTTTCTCATGTTAAGCAATCGTGGGAAGCAGCAAGAGCTGCAAAGCAAGATATTACAGATAGACTTCTCAAATGTGAAAGACAAAGAAGAGGAGAGTATGATCCAGATAGAGCTATAGATATTGAAGCTACAGGTGGATCTGATATCTACATGATGATTACAGATGTTAAATGTAGAGCTGCATCTTCTTGGATTAGAGATGTCATGATGTCTAATCAAGATAGACCTTGGGTATTAGATGTTCCTGAAAGACCAGAGATTCCACCAGAGGAAGAAGAAGAGATTCAATCTTTTGTTAATTTGGAGATGGAAGAGTTTATTGCATCTGGGCAGTATCATCCTAATGTTGAAAGTGAAAGACTAAAAGAAGTTTATGAAATAGTTGCACAAAAGAAAAAAGAGTTTGCTAGAGATAGAGCAAACAAAATGGAAAAGTTAATTGAAGATCAAATGACTGAAGGTGGATTTCAAAATGCCTTCAAAGATTTTATTGATGACTTTGTTACTTATCCTTGTGCTATTCTTAAAGGCCCAACAATAAGAAAGAAGAAAGGAATACAATGGGGTGCAGATTATACTCCTATTGTTGTTAATGATTTTGTAAGAGAGATTGAAAGAGTATCTCCTTATGATATATTTCCTTCTCCTATTTCTGATGGCCCTGATGATGGATATATTATCGAAAGACATAATCTATCAAGAACAAAACTAGAAGCTCTTATCGGAGTACCTGGTTATGTTAAAACAGAAATAGAAAGAGCTATAGATCATTATGGTGACAGAGGATTTCACTATTATGAATATGGCGATCAACAAAAGAAAGACTTAGAAGATAAAGTTTATTCTGCTGTTTATCATGATCCTGATATTGAAGTATTAGAATATTGGGGGCCTGTAAATGGTCAGATGTTAAAAGACTATGGACTCAAAGATAAATCAATTGAAGCGTCAAGAGAGTACGAAGCTAATATATGGATTGTTGGTAACTATGTTATCAAAGCTGTACTCAATCCTGATCCTTTAGGTAAAAGACCTTACAGCACAGCTAGTTGGGAATTTATACCAGGTGCATTTTGGGGAGTGGCATTACCAGAACTTATGGCAGATGTCCAAACCATGTGCAATGCATCAGCTAGATCATTAGCAAATAATATGGGTATTGCATCAGGCCCACAAGTTGAAGCTGTAGTAGATAGACTTGCAGATGGTGAAGATCTTACTAATATGTATCCTTGGAAGATATGGCAAACAACATCAGATAAAACTGGTGGTGGTCAACCAGGTGTAAGATTCTTTCAGCCAGGTATGCAGGCAGCAGAACTACTCACAATCTATCAGACATTCTCTAAACAAGCAGATGAAGTTACAGGTATACCAAACTATGTATATGGTTCATCTAAAGTAAGTGGAGCTGGTAGAACTGCAAGTGGATTATCTATGTTAATGGATAATGCAGCAAAAGGAATTAAACAAGCTCTTTCATATACAGATAGAGTTGTTGGAGATATTGTTGAAAGATACTACATTCACAATATGATGTTTCATGATGATCCTTATGTTAAAGGTGATTACAATGTAGTTGCTAAAGGAGCATCAGGTCTTATTGCTAGAGAACAAATGAATGTTAGAAGAAATGAATTCATGGCAGCAACATCTAATCCAATAGATATGCAGATTCTTGGAATGGAAGGTAGATCATATCTTCTAAAAGAAACTGCAAAGTCTTTAGGATTAAATGTCGAGAAGTTTATTCCTTCTGAACAACAAATGAGATTTATGCAAGAACAAGCACAACAACAACAAATGCTAATGGCTATGCAGCAACAAGCACAGCAACAACAAGCATTACCTCAAACTGTAGATGAAGCTGGTAATCCTGCTGGTGGAGTGACAGATAACTTAATGAATGATAGGAGTTAATATGCCTTTGAAGGGTAATCAGCACAAGATTGATTTAAACAAAGATGGAAAAATAACAAGAGAGGATTTTAATATGATGAACAATAAACCTAAAATGTCTTATGGTGGTATGGCTAAAAAGAAAATGAACTATGGTGGCATGGCTAAGAAAAACATGATGAACTATGGTGGTAAAGCTAAACCAATGATGATGAGTCATGGAGGTGCAGCAAAATCTATGATGCAAAATCTTCATCCTAAAATTGCTAAGTGTTCATAAGGAGATAACAATGGCAAAACCTGATTGGCAAAATCAAAACTATAAAAAAGCTAACCCTGTTCAAAAAGCTGCAGCTGGTACATTAGCACTTGGTGGATTGTTAGCATATGGAGCAAAGAAAGCATATGACGCTTTTAAAAATAGAAAGAAAGATTCTGATACCTCTGCAACAACAGGTATAGATATATCTAAAGATATAAAAGCTAGAAACAAACCTATGGTTACTCCTCAACAGAGAAAAGAAAATCAAAAAGCAATTCAAGATATTGTTGATAGTCAAGAGGTTAAGTACATAAGGCCAAAAAAAGGACTAGATGTATCTGATGATATAAGAAAGGCACAAGGTAAAACTGAACGAAGGATTAAGACCTCAAGGGATAGAGGAGATCTTAGAGCAGATCTTATTAAAGAAGAGGAGAAACCAATTGTTATTAAAAAGAATCAAGATTCAAACAATAACAATCAAGATTCTGAAAAACTTAAAAAGAAAAAACCTACAACTACAGGAAAAACAAAATCTAGTAATAGATCTCGTATTCTTAAGGATGCAGCTTCTAGAACTGGTAAACAAAATTCTGAAAAGAAAAAACCTGGAATGTATGAAAATTATCCAAGAGATGTAGAAGCTAGACTTAAAAAGATTGATAAAGAAATAGCTAAACTTATGCCCACAATTAAAAGTGCAGCAGGTTCAAAGAAATACAAAACTTTAAGGGCAGAGAAAAAAGATTTGTTAAAGAATTTTAAAAACAAATCTATTGCAGAAACAATGACACCCTAATAAATGATTAGAAAACCGAATATAAAAGTACACAAGGCCTTCATGGACTTAAGAAATAATTCTGATTTTCAAGTAGTAAAAGAATACTTGAGCCAAGAATTAAAAGAGTTAGCCGAATCTGGAATGTCATCTACTGATGAAAGACTCACTAGATGGTATCAAGGAGGATGGCAAACTATTAAATCATTCTTAAGTTATACAGAAGACACCAAATAGAATTAGCAACATATTGTTGCAATCCCACCGAGGGGTTTCTCGGAAATTATAGAATACCGAAAGTGATAACATGAATACCTTTATGGCTCATGTTTGATTGCTGTCGGCTCTGGAGATAAATATGCCTTTACCTAAAGAAGTAGAAAAACAAGAAGCGAAAGCTGACGAGTTAATAAAACAATTGTATAACCAAGAAGAATCCAGCCAACAGGATACTGTTGATACTGTAGAGGAAGTAGTTCAAGAACCTACTGAAGAAGTAACCACTAACTCACAAAAGGAAGAAGTAATTCAAAAAGAAGAACCGAAACCTCAAGTTGAGAAAGATGATTACAGAGCTCAGTACAGAACTATACAAGGTAAGTACAATGCCGAAGTACCACGACTACATTCCGAACTTAAAGAAGAGAAACAAGCTAGGGAAAAGTTAGAAGAAGAGTTAAGAGAGTTAAAGACACAACAAGAACTTAGGTCTTTAATAACTCCTGAAGAAAAAGAGCAATATGGTGAACTCGAACCCTTTGTTAGTAAAGTTGCTAAGCAACATCAGATATCTAATAAAGCTGAAGTAGATAAACTTAAAAAGCAAATGGAAGAAATGAAGAATAGAGAATTCGATATGAAGAAGGACAACTATTATAAGTTTCTTGATGCAGCTCATCCTGATTGGGAATCTATTAACAAAGACGAAAACTTTCACAACTGGTTATCTCAAAAGGATTATCGTGGATATCAAAGGCAAGATTCTTTAGATGCAGCTCATGAAAATTTTGATCATAAGACTGTGGCAAATATCTTCACCGCTTACAAAAATGAAATAAAGAGTCAGATAGATAGTAGACAACAGGGATTAGAACAACAAGTAGCACCTTCTAAATCAACTCAGACTTCAGCTCCTCCAGCTAAAAAGATTTGGACTAGAGCTGCAATATCTAAGTTCTTTAGAGATGTTAAAGATGGAAAAATCTCTGATAAACAAGCTGCTTCTGTCGAACAAGATATTATGTTAGCACAACAGGAAGGTCGAATTCGATAACTCCTTTGTGCATTTTTAAGGAGAAAATAACATGGCAGTAACCGCTAAAACCTCACCAACCGCATTACTTGCGAGTGGAACTGATTACCCACAATATACTGGATCAGGATCTGCTGGTAAATTCATACCAGAGATTTGGTCAGGTAAATTACAAACTAAATTTTACAAGTCAACTGTTCTTGGTGAAATCACTAATAACGATTGGGAAGGTGAAATTAATGGACAAGGTGATAAAGTTCATATTAGATCTATTCCAACAATCACAATTGCTGATTATCAAAAAGGTCAGTCATTAGCTAACCAAGCTCCAACATCAACACCAATCGAACTAGTAATTGATAAAGGTAAATACTTTTCAGTTGTGCTAGATGATGTTGATGCTGTTCAAGCTGATGTAAGATTAATGGACATCTTTACAAATGATGCAGCTGAGCAGATGAAAATTACTGTAGATAGTGATGTACTTAATGGTACATACAGCGATGCAGCTACAGGTAACAAAGGTGCTACAGCTGGTGCTATTTCTGGTGCTATCAACTTAGGTGCTACAGGTGCTTCACTTGCTATTACTAAAGATGGTGCTAGTTCTACAGTTGCAGTATTAGATGCAATCTTAAGAGCTGGTCAAGCATTAGACGAGCAGAATGTTCCAGAGACAGGCAGATGGATGGTAATCCCATCTTGGATGGCCCCAGTCTTAAAGAATAGTGAACTAAGACAAGCATATCTTACTGGAGATAATGAGTCTACATTAAGAAATGGTAAGATCGGTATGGTTGATAGATTTACAATTTATGTATCTAACAACTTAACTGGTGTTACAGATGGTTCAGACACAGCTTATCATGTACTTGCTGGTACAAGAGATGCTATTTCATTTGCATCTCAAATGAGTAATGTTGAAACTATTCGTTCAGAATCTACATTTGGTAATATCATTCGTGGATTGAATGTCTATGGTTACAAAGTTACTAAGCCAGAAGCATTAGTTGACCTATATGTAAAACAAGGTTAATAGATGAAACACAAGGGCAGTCATTACGATTGCCCTTTTTTTATTAAGGAGTAAACATGGCTAAAGTTATTAAAGATAAAAGAGATGGTCACATTTTTGCGTATGATCCAAAACTTTTAGAAAAAGATTATATGGAAGAGGTGGAGATAAAAGATGAAACTACCAGCACTAAGACTTCTAGCAAAGATGAGAAAAAAACGAAAGCAAAACCTACTGCTAAGAAGCGTTAATAAAATTATTAATTTATTTAGGAAAGATTAATCTATGGCAACATTTCAATCTATCATTGATAGTACAAGAGTCTTTTTACAAGATGATGCTAAGACAAGATATACTGATGCTCAGTTACTTGATTATGCAAATGAAGCCATAGGTATATCTAGGAGTCTTAGACCAGATTTCTTTTTGGGATCTCTTAAGACTGCGTTAGCTACCTATACTTTAACAGATGATGTTCCTATTCCATTAGAGTATCAGTCATATCTCAAAGATTACATTATGGGAAGAGCCGAATTTAGAGATGATGAATACTCTCAAGATGGAAGAGTAGGATCATTATTAGCAAGATATAAACAAGGTCTTATAGCAAAATGAGTACATATTCAGATTTTTATGATGGTGTTATTCCTGATGTACCCGGAGTAACAACAAGTGTGGCAGAGCTGGCCATTAAAAATACAGTTATAGACTTTTGTGAACAAAGTCTAATTTTACAGAGAGATCACGAACCAGTTACTGTGATTGCTAATGTTAACGATTATGACTTTGAACCAGAAACTGGTGAACTTGTAGTTAAAGTTATGAGAGCTTGGTATAAGTCTTTTCAGTTAACACAACTAGCACCAGATGATATTGGTATACCTGAAATATATAATAGGGCATTTCCAACTGCATCTACATCAACAAGTGATCCTCAATATATTTTACAAAAAGATGAAAGAACATTTACATTGTATCCAATGCCAGCAGAAACAGTAGGTAGTGCGATAACAATGAGAGTTGCTCTAAAACCAACTAGAGCTGCAACAACTATTAATGATGTTCTTTTAGAAGATTACTTTGAGATTATTAGTGCAGGTGCTAAATATAGATTACTTCTTTCACAAGGCAAACCATATACTAGTCCACAGCTAGCAGCTGTAGAAAGAGATATTTATGTTAGTGGCATTAATAAAGCTAAACAAAGAGCAACAAGAGGACACTTGCGTTCAGACTTAAGTGTTAAGTATAGGACAATATAATGGCAGAGAAAATATATTTAGTACAAGGTGATTCAAGACCAGATGTTATCTGTGAATTATCAGATCAAAAAACTGGAGATCCTGTAGCTATAGATGGTGCAACAGCAAGAATGAAGTTTAGAAAAGTTGGAGCAACTACAACTTTAACTACATTAACTGGAACATTATTGCCTGGAATTACAGTTGTTGCAGCAGATGGAACAAGTTCTGTGTCAGTAGATGCACCATACAACATAGCTGGTTCAGGTGGAAGAGTTCAGTTTGTTTGGGGAGCTACAGACTTAAATATAGATGCAGGTGATTATGAAGGAGAGATAGAAGTAACTTTCTCTAATAATAAAATACAAACTGTTTATGATGTTTTAAAATTCAAAGTAAGGGAAGATTTTAATTAATGGCATTTTCAAGACTTCGTGCTAGTGTAACTTTTGTCAATCCAAAGACAAAAACAACTACAGAGTTTCCTGTAGCGAAAGTTGAGTGGATAGACATTAAGATAAGTGCGAGTTTAGATATTAGAGGATTAAATCCTACTATATCATTTGCAGTTAATGTATCAGAACAAAACTTCTTATCATTTACTAAAAACTTATCAGATGTATTTACACCAGTTGATAGTGGATTAAGTTTCTTAGTTAGTAAATCATTAGCTAATTCTGTTATACCAACAGATGATTTCTTAGGAGCTGCTAATCCTGATGACGATCAGACAATGTCATTTACAAAAACATTATCTGATGTTTCATCTATATCTGCTGTAATAGATGCTGTAGATCTTTCTAAACCTTTAGATGATAGTCAATCAATAGCAGACGATGATACATTTACATTTGATAAAGCATTAACTGATACTCCATCTGTTATTGATGTTGATACTTTCTTATTAGATAAAAGTATTACTGATTCATCTACACCTTCTGAACAATTAACAAATAGTCTTACTAAAGCATTAACTGATTCATCTTCACAATCTGATTCAGGAACAATTGTATTAGTGAATTATTGTGACATAACTTATTTTGACGATCCAACTTATGTTGGAACTACATCAACTTTTTAAAGGATAAAAATGAAACAAGAAGAAAACATAAAACTAACTGGTAATCTTACTATTGTTTTAAATAGAGAGAATGGAACTAAAGATGTTTATGAACATAAAAATCTTGTAGTAACAACTGGTAAAAACTTTATTGCATCTAGAATGAAAGATACAACTGATGCTGCTATGTCACATATGGCTATAGGTTCAGGTAATACTGCGGCTGCAGCAGGTGATACTGCATTAGGAACACAGTTAGATATTCAAAGTTTAACTTCAACTACAGTATCAACAAACACAGTAACTTATGCAGCTACATTTGGAGCTGGTAATGGAACAGGAGCTGTTGCAGAAGCTGGAGTATTTAACGCATCATCTTCAGGAACTATGTTATGTAGATCTGTATTCTCAGTAGTTAATAAAGCTGCTGGTGATTCTATGACAGTTACATGGGTTATTACAATATCTTAAAGGAAAACTATGTCGACAATAATTACAAGGCAAACAGGTGCTACTGCTAAAAATTCTGCACTTACTAATACAGAGTTAGATAATAACTTTATCAATCTTAATACAGATAAGATGGAAGGTTCTAATAATCTTAGTGATGTATCTAGTGCATCTACAGCAAGAACTAATTTGTCTGTATATAGTCAAGACGAAGTACAAACACAAGCAATTCAGTTTGCAATAGCATTAGGATAATAAAATGGCATTTAAATCAAACGTAGCAATAAACATATCTAACAGTTCAGGATCTCCAACAGATTTATCTGATACAGTTGCAGCATCTACAACACATACTGTTATAGGTTTATCATTATCTAATACTTCTACATCTAATATTACTGTATCTGTATTTTTAGATAAGCTAAATACTACAGAATCATTCTTAGTAAAAGATGCAACTGTATTACCTGGTGGTGCATTAGTTGTGGTAGGTGGAGATCAGAAATTAGTATTAGAACCAACAGATGTTATACGAGGATATGCTAGTGCAGCTAATTCTTGTGATGTTGTTATTAGTTATTTAGTATAGGAGATTAGATGGCAACGATAGGTAACGCACCAGTCTTTCCAACAGAAAGTGTTCTACCAGGTAATTTAACTGTTACAGGAACTAGTCTAACTGTAAATGGAAATGAAGCATTAGTCGTAGATAAAGCAACTCAACCTTTAGATATAAGTTCTTCAGCAGGGAATGGTTCTATAAAAATAGATTCAAGTGGTAGAATAACTGCACCTAACAGAGTTATGTTTTATGCAAGGAAAGCATCAGGTAGTGGAGATGTAACAGGAGTATATACAGCACAATTTGATACAAAAATATTTGATGTAGGAAATGGTTTTAACACATCAACAGGAGTATATACTGCACCAGTTGCAGGTAATTATCAATTCAGTATTTGTGCATTTAATGATTATGGAAATGCTGGAAGAATAGATTGGGAAAAGAATGGAAGTGTCGTAGGAAGATTTGGTAGAGAATATGCACTTAATGGCTATTTTTGTTCAGAATCTTCGATCATAATTGACATGGCTGTAAATGATACTATAGAAGGTAATATATCATCAGGGAACATGCACATTAATTCAGGTTACAATTGGTTTTCAGGATTTTTAATAGGATAAAATTATGCCAACATACACAATTACATTAACAGATGCAGAAGACAAAGCATTATCTGTTGTTGCAGCTTCACCACAAGCATGGATAGATAACGCAATTAAAAATAGATGCAGACAGTCTAAAGAAGAAATAGTAGCATCAGAGATAAAAAGAATAAGAGCATCTGGCGGTACAGTATCAGGTACAGACGATGAGATAGTAATGGCTGCTACTGTAGAAACAGCGGCTGAAAGAAACGCAAGATTGGAGTCTGACTTCACATGAGTTATATAGGAAACGCACCAGGAGTTGCATCACAAAGATTAGTAAATGAATTTACTGCAACATCTGGACAAACAACTTTTACACCTGAATATAGATATACAATTGGATATGTAGATGTATATTTAAATGGAGTGAAGTTAGTAAATGAAGATGACTTTACAGCTACTAATGGAACTACTATAGTTTTAACTACAGGTGCATCAGCAGGTGATAATGTTAGTGTAGTTGCTTATATACCTAGAGGTTTGATTATGGATAATGGAGCTGTAGGTGCAGCAGGCAATTATGTGTTTTGGGAAAATGACCAAGTAGTTAGTGCAGACTACACAATAACACCTGGAAAGAATGCTGGTTCATTTGGCCCTATCACGATAAATAGCGGCGTAACGGTCACCATACCTGCAACTTCCACGTGGACTATAGTTTAGGAGATTAGATGACGACAATAACATCGACAGGCATAACAACAACTAATTTAACTGGAAGTAATTTATCAGTTGGTGGATCTAGTTTTACATCCACAGATTTAGGTGGAACAGTTCAGAAAGTAGAACAAACTGTTTTAACAGGTACATACTCTGCCACATCTAATACATCAGAGGTTATTGTTACTGGTGTATCTGCAACTATAACTCCATCAAGTGCATCTAACAAAGTTTTATTAATGTTCAATTGTATGTTTTCAAATCACATAACAACATATGGTGGTTACTTTAAAAGAGGAACAACTATAATAGGTGTTGGTGATGCAGATGGTTCAAAACAACAAGTAGGTATGGGATTAGGTTACAATGGAGATGCTAATCAATCTAATCAAGCTAGTTACATTTATTTGGATTCTCCTGCTACAACAAGTGCTATTACTTATCAACTGTATTTAAAAAATGATAACACAGCAGTTTGTTACTTTAATAGAAGTCCAAACGATCAAAACAATAATGTTGGTAAAAGAGGTATTACCACAATAACATTATGGGAGATTAAGCCATGAGTTTTAATCATAAAGCTGCATATGCATTATATTCAAATGTAAAATCATGTACTGATGATGGTTGTTATGATGCTAATGGAAATAGAGTAGAAGTAGACATGGATGCTATTAATTCTTGGGTAGATCCTGATGCATATAAAATTAGTAGAGAGATGGAGTATCCACCGATACAAG